TGCAATTGATGGTGCACCCATTGGTGCTAACTCAGCATCAACTGGAGTCTTTACAGTAGCAACTGCATCAACTTCAGCAAAAATTACACAAGTAGCTATTACCTCAAGCTCTAATGCAGTAGCTTGGGATGCACAAGCAGCAGCCAACGCTTATTATGCAACTACAGAAAACACAACTTTCTCAGCACCAACCAATGCTGTAGAAGGTGCAATTATTTCTGTAGAGATAGCACAAGGTGGATCAGTTTACACAGTAGCCTTTAATACTATCTTTGAGTTTGCAGCATCAACTGCACCCACTGTCACAGCCGAAGCCAACAAAACTGACATCTTTAGTTTTAGATACAACGGATCAGTCTGGCAAGAAATCGGCAGAGTTCAAAACCTAGCACAAACCTAATGTTGGAAATAATATTATTCTTTTGGATTTTTCTAGGATTGATATTACCTAATCCTGAGGACAGTTAATGGAAACGCTACAGCGTACAGCAAATAGAGGAAGCATATCTACTGGATTTGATATTGATAACTCTTTGAAGTTTGAACCTGATAATAGTGAATATCTAGGAAAAACTCCTACATCCTTAGGCAACAGAAGAACATTCACAATTAGTATGTGGATTAAAAGAACTGAAATTGGTGTAGATAGTTATTTAATGGAAGCAGGAGACGGAGATTATAACCAATCAGATAGAACGATTCTTAAATTTGATTCTTCAGATAAGATTAGATTTGGTGGTGGTTCTGCTTATCAAAGAATAACAAATAGGGTTTTTAGGGATACTTCGGCCTGGTATCATATAGTGATGGCTGTAGATACTACTGATTCTACAGCAGCGAATAGATTAAAACTTTATGTGAATGGAGTACAAGAAACATCTTTTGGAACTTCCTCAGACCCAAGTCAAAATTTTCAGTATGCTTTTTGCAAAGATGATGAACATACTGTAGGTTATAATCATACAGATAATGTTTCCTATTATCCAGGCTATATGTCTGAAGTAATTTTAATAGACGGACAACAATTAGACCCAACAAGTTTCGGTGAGTTTGATGAAGATTCAGGTATTTGGAAGCCCATAAATGTAAGTGGATTAAGTTTTGGCACTAATGGGTTTTATTTAGACTTTAAAGATGCTTCTAACTTAGGCAACGATGCAAGTGGTGGTACAGACTTCACCCAATACAACATCACATCTATAGACCAAGCAACTGACACACCTACTAATAATTTTTGTACGCTTAATCCTTTGTGGGCTTATGCTGGAGAGGCAACTGTTAACAACGGTGCAACAACAGCAACAGGCGTTGATGCTGCTTGGAATGGTTCAAAAGCAACAATGGGTGTAAGTAGAGGAAAATGGTATTGGGAAGTAAGATATAGCTCTGATGCAGCTTATACAGGATTACAAACCGATGGAGAAGATAACATCTCTGCAAGTGGAAGTCTTGCCCATGTTCAAGATACATCAATAGCTTTTAATGGAAATGGTAAGTATATAACAGAAATAAATGGCTCTACTACTAGCGTTACTGGTCAAACAGCTTTAGAAATAGGCTCTGGTGCAGTACAAGGTTTTGCTTTAGATTTAGATAGTGGTACAAAAACTATTAAAGTTATAAGAGCTGATGGAGTTACGCTAACTGTTAACTTAACAGACTCTTTAGCAGAACGGGAAGTTTTTCCATTTGTAGCTGTATATCAAAGTTATGTAATTAATTATAACTTTGGTGGATATACAACTAACACAATCTCAAGTGCAGCAAGTGATGCCAATGGCTACGGAACTTTTGAATATGCACCCCCATCAGGCTACTACGCCTTATGCACTAAAAACTTAGCGGAGTACGGATAATGGCTTATACAAATATAGACGACCCATCAGCACATTTTCAGACTACCTTATATACAGGTAATAGTACTGTAAATCATTCCATCACTAATGATGGCAATAGCGATATGCAACCTGATTTATGGTGGCAAATAAACAGAGACTTAGGTAGAGGAATTTATGTAGCAGACTCAAGCAGAGGTGTTACTAAATATTTAACAACATTTACAACTAACGCTGATGATACTGTATCAGTCTATGTAACAAGTTTTAATAGCAATGGTTTTACTTTAAGTAGTGGCGATACTGCTGTTAATAATAATGCAGAAAGATTTGTTACTTGGAACTGGAAAGCCAATGGTGGTACTACAGCTTCTAATAGTGATGGCTCTATAACTTCTACAGTACAAGCCAATCAAGATGCAGGATTTAGTATCGTTACTTATACAGGAACAGGCAGTGCAGCTACTGTAGGACATGGTTTAGGGGTAGCACCTAAAGTTGTTATTGTAAAAGCAAGAACTGGAGTTCCTACATCTTGGGCTGTATTTCATAAAGATGGTTCTACCTCTGACGATGATACATTTGTTTTAAATTCAACAGCAGCAAAAGCTACTTATGCAGGATTTTGGAACAACCAATATCCAAGCTCTAGCGTTTTTGGTATTAGCAATGATATTTGGCTTAATGGTAATGGTGTAAATTTTGTAGCCTACTGCTTCGCAGAAAAACAAGGCTACAGCAAGTTCGGCAGTTATATCGGTAATGGAAATGCAGATGGTCCGTTCATCTATACAGGCTTTAAACCTGCTTGGATTATGGTAAAAGATACTCAAAGTAGTGGTGATAATTGGCAAATATTAGATACTAAGCGTGATCCACATAATCCACAACTTAAATATGTACAAGCTGATAATTCAAATGCTGAAGGAAGTTTTACTTTTGTAGATATTTTAAGTAATGGTTTTAAATTTAGAAGTACTTATTCTGTCGGACCAAATGTAAGTGGACATAAAACAATCTACATGGCATTTGCAGAAAATCCATTCGTAACATCAACAGGTATACCAACAACAGCAAGATAATATATAATAGGAATTAATATGTGGGCATTAGTAGAAAACAATCAAGTAAGTAAGGTTTATACCAGACCTAAAGCAATAACCATTGGGGATGTATCTTATCCACAAAATATCTTTATGCTTTGGTCAAGTGAAGAGCTTGAAGCAATAGGCATTTATGAAGTGGTTGTCGATAACAGCAACTTTAAAAATCCATCTTATTACATTAACACCAATCAATCTTTTGACTTTGCTAACGATGTGGTAACTGCATCTTATGGTACAGCTACACCTAAGCAATTAGACGATACAACTGATCCTGATACTGGTGAGGTTACTCATGGTCTTAAATGGAATCACAATCAAGTGATTATCAATCAAGCCTATGGTTTATTACAGCCTAATGATTGGTATGTGGTCAGAGAGACTGAAGCTGGTACAGCTATTCCTGCTGATTGGTCTACTTTTAGAACTGATGTCAGAAGCACAGCAGCAGATATGCAAAGCAAGATCAATGCCTGTACCACAGTTGATGAGTTGGCAGCCTTGTATGAATACAACGATGCTGAACCACCTGTTAGACCATTAGGAGAATGGCCAACACCTCCATCTAGTTAATGACTAATAAAGCGAGGTCTTATACAATAAGGCTATGGCACTATTTCCAATAACACCCCCAGCAGGAATCGTAACCAATGGCACAGACTACGCCAATAAAGGGCGTTGGGTCGATGGTGATTTGGTGCGTTTTGAAAATGGTTATCTAAAACCTATTGGCGGGTGGGAAAAACTCAAAGCAACAGCATTAGACGGAGCTATCATAGGTCTTTATGGTTATAAAGATAATGCTGGTAATAATGTTTTAGGAGTTGGTACAAGAGAGAAAGTATATGTCTTGTATGACAATACTTGGACAGACATCACACCAGCAGGATTTATTAATGATGCAAGTGATGATCCACTAGGCTTTGGTGCATATCATTATGGTGAAGAAGACTATGGTGATGCTAGAAGTCAATCAGGTTTAGTTTTACGGGCTGGTTATTTTTCTTTTGACAACTGGGGTGAAGATCTAATCTTTACTTTTTCTAAAGATGGCAAGATTTATAAATGGCAACCAGACTCCTCAGGTGGCTCACCTGATACCATAGCAACAGTTGTAACCAACGCACCTACAGGCAACTTATCAACCTTAGTCACCAATGAAAGACATTTAGTGGCTATAGGCTCGTCAGATGACCCTAGAAAGGTTGCTTGGTCAAATAGGGAAGATCGTAACAACTGGACATCGAAAGCCACAAACACAGCAGGAGACTTGCAAATACCTACAGGCGGAAGAGCTTTGTTTGGTGTTAAATATAGATCTGATGTGATTATTTTTAGTGATACTGGTATTAACAGAATGTTTTATGCTGGATCACCTTTTGTTTATGGTATAGCC